TAAACAGACCTATGTTTAGAATGGGTGGCCCTATTAAAGAAGGAGTCATGCATGGAATTAGAGAACCGAGACAAGGTTATGCATTCGGAAAAGAAGTAGTGAAACAAGTGGGCACAAAAGTTCCTGCAATTTCAAATATATATAACCGAGGCATTGCTAATCTTTCAAACTTAGGGCAAAAATTTAAAGGATTATTCGGAAGCACCGGACCAGTAACAAAAACTGTTCCACGACAAGGACCTCCTTATAATATACCCGGAGGAAATGTGTATCAGAGAGGATATCCTGGTGGAAAAGTTATAGGAAAAAACATTGGACCTGGTAGCGCTGAAGTTACTGAACAAGTATTCCAACCTAATAGATTTGGTTCATATTTGATGGGATCTCCTGAAGCAAAAGCACTTAAATATGTATGGGATGGCAAAGGATGGGTAGCAAAAGCTGCCGCAGTTCCATTTAAATCTCCTTTACTAGGGGGCGCTTTAATTTATCAAGGCGGTAAATGGTTATGGCCTGATGGAAAAGAAGCCACTGATGCAGAAGTAGAATCACAATTTAATTTTAAAGGTGGAACAAAACCAGGTCGTGGAGATTCAGGAATGACTTACACTGACCCAGAAAAAGCTAAAAAATTAGCAGCTAAAAAAAGAGACGATAGAATTACTAATCTTTTAGAAACGATGGGCTATGATGCAGCTAAAAAAGATGCTGTTTCTAAAGCACTGATTGATGCGAGCCAAATTGTAAGTGAGAGAGGAACACTCAATAAGAAAAATATTACCCGAGAATTAATTAACCCTATCATTCAAGCTACAAGCAAACGATTAGAGAAACCTGAACAGTTAAATGAAGCTGTCAGATTAATGATGACTAAAGCTGAGATCGAAAAAGAAATGAATCCTCTCGATGATGCATACAAAAGAGGACAGATAGCAGTAATGCAGAAAACATTAGCAGGAAGTAGTTTTAAAGAAGCGGTTCTTGCAGCAAGTAAAGATGGACAACCAACAAGCGATAAGCTTGCAGGTCTGGCTCGACAATATTTACCGGGAGATTTTAAAGTTATGCAGCTTAAGGTACCTAAAAAGACAGATACTTTAGAATACATTATGGATGTAGTAAAAGACTCTCATACGAATCCTGATAAAAAGCCTTTCCCTCCAGGACAATATGTTCTGAAAGAAAGAGTTGTTATAATTGACGAACAAGGTAACGTTACACCCCTGGATGTATAGGAGGGTAAATGGCTACTGATTATTCCCAGTATGGAAGTGGCCCTACTAATAAAGTAGGAACGTTTGAGTCTATGCTATCAGGCGTAGGTTCAGGTTTATTACAAATTCCCAAAGGATTATTTTCATTAGGCGCAACGCTTATGGATCTGGGTGTCAACTCAGGTAAAGCGGCAGCCGTTGAACAATGGTTCGATGATCTTACAGAATTAGATGAGAAAGCTGAAGCCACAGCAGCAGGAAAAATTACAGAACTCTTAGTTAACATTGGGGTGCCCGGGGGTTATGGTTTTAAACTAGGTAGTCAACTCGCTAAGCAATCGATGCTAGCTAAAAAGGGTGGAAAGTATTTAGATCTTAATAATAAATCATTACAAAAAGGAATGGCAGAAGCCACACGTTTAAATGCTCGAGGTAAAACAAATCAATTCATTGCAGGTGCATTAGGGGGTGGTTTAGCTGAAGGAGTTTTTGTTGGTGACGTAGAAAAGATTGGGAGCTTTGGAGATTTAATTGGAGGACCCACAGAAATTACTAGAGGTGAAGGAGAAGATGCTGTTAGAGATTTATTAAACCGAGTTAAGTTTGGAACTGAAGGAGCTTTATTCACAGGAGTTGTTGGTGGAATAGGATCCACAGTTAAAAGATTAGCTGGTCGCGGAGAAAAATTAGACATTGCTAATAGTAAATTAGATAGATGGATTGATAAAGCGGCAGGAAAATTTAGAGCACGAAGTGATAAGACTCCAGAGTTATTTGAATTAGAAAGAACTTCTAAAGGAATGAGAGGTGCGGACACCGTACTGGCTAAAAATATATCAAGAGACACGGATAAATTTATTGATAGTATTTTTCCCCCACTCAGAACTATATGGAATAAGCAAAAGGGTGGAGAGCGAGATAAACTTTTAAAAGAAATTAATGATATCCTTTTATCAGGGGATCCTAAACTCGTTGATGAAGTCATCGATGGAAAAGCTACCGGTAAAATGGTTTCTAAATGGGGTAAGATGGATCAAGCTAAGGTAGAAGCCTTAACCAAGAAGCTTGTAGATTTAGGAGCTAAGAATGATGACATCACTGCGATGATTATGGGCCTTGGAAGAATTAGACAACGATGGGATGATCTCTTTACAGAAATTGGAAGAACATTAGACGCAGATGAAATTAAAGAATTCAAAGACCTCTTTGGAGATAAATTTAAAAATTATTTAGGGGCAACCTATGACATCATGCAAAACAAAAGCATTATTCCATGGCTAAGATATAAGCCAACTGAAGAAGCCGTTACTGAGGTCAAAGACATATTTAAAAGAACTTATGCAGAGGTGAATCCAGGAAAAACTTTATCGGACCTGGAGGCAGAGCAAGCTGTGGCAAGAGTATTGGATACAGCAGAGCTTCCTAAAGGAATGAGAATGGATAAACCTTCGGATCCTTATTTTTCTATCCCTGATTTCTTTTTAGGTAAGACGACTCTAGACGAAGCAACAAGAATGGGACTTAAGAAACCCGGTCTATCTCAAATAGCTCCGGAGTTTAAAGGGGCCTTTGAAAGGCTCTTAGGTAGACAACAGAATCCTATGCAAACTATCTTGGGTGGTATGGCTAAACTTTCTTTAGTTGCTCAAAGAAATATATTTTTTAGAAATGTTTTTAATAAGAATGAAGAATTATTAACTAAAGCTGCAAAACAAATTGAAGACACAGGTAATACAGATATCATGCCCATGTTTACAAAAAGTGAGGACCAGGCACGTCAATTTTTTGGTAATGATTATAGAGCCATTAAAGTTATTGATGAACACCAAAAAGGAAGGGTAGGACTAGCCGCAGGAGCGAGTAATCCTTTTGGTCAAAGAGGACAAACTTATTATGCACGTCCAGGACTCGCTGAAGCTCTGGAGACACAAGGCATTAACTCTCAAGGCTTTACTTTAATGGGAAGTGAAATGTTAGGGGACATGTACACAGGACTTCTTTTATATCCTAAAGCCACATCACAGATTGCTAAAACTATTTTATCTCCCATCACTCACATGAGAAACTTTATAAGTGCAGGAGCTTTCGCAGCAGCCAATGGAATTATTCCTGCCAACTTTGGTAAAGTAAATGTAACTGTGGCTGGTAAAGAACTTGTAGAGAACCCTATGAAGTTAGCTTACCAAGCATTACAGGCTCCATTGAAGGGAAGCAGACAACAAAATGATTTATACGATAAGCTTATTAGATTAGGAGTAGTAAACAGTAACGTGAGACTAGGGGATCTTTCCAGACTTTTAGAAGATATAAACTTTGGTGCCACGATGAGCTACCAAAAAGGTATGAGAGGTTTAATGAAACAAATGTCCAAAATAAAATCGGTTGGTCAAGATCTATACACCGCTGAAGATGACTTCTGGAAAATTTATTCTTGGGCTATAGAAAAATCTAGACTAGCCAGAGCTTTAGAAAAACAAGGAGTCACTCGAGGAACTAAAGATGCATGGATTAAAAATGCTCAGGGTGAATGGATTGAAGTAACAGAAGATTGGTTAGAAAGAGAAGCAGCTGATATTGTTAAGAACAATATTCCTAACTATGATTACGTACCTGATTTTATTAAAGGCTTACGTAAACTTCCAATTGGAAACTTCGTATCGTTCCCAGCAGAGATTGCAAGAACAGGAGCGAACATCGTTCAAAGAGCTCTTAGAGAAATTAATACAAGCTACACTTTAGCTAATGGTCAAGTCATAAAACCTTTCACTGGGATAGGTTACACAAGATTGTTTGGATTTACGACAACTGTTGCAGCCATACCTTACGCAACTCAAAAAATGTTCCAAACTATTTACGATGTTACCGATGAAGAACGAGAAGCTATTAGAAAATATGTAGCTGAGTGGTCTCAAAACTCTACCATCCTTCCTATAAAAGATAAGGACGGGAACTTTAAATATGTAGACTTCAGTCATGCTAATGCTTACGATACTTTAATTAGACCTTTACAAACCGTTGTTAATGCGGTGGCCGATGGCCAATCTGAAGATGGAATCATGGATGATTTTATGAAAGGAATGTTTACTTCCATGGCAGAATTCGGTGAACCTTTTATTAGTGAATCTATTTGGGCCGAAGCGGTCTCTGATATTTTTATGAGAGGAGGTCGATCAAGAGAAGGTTATCAAATTTATAACCCTGAAGACAGCGCAGGTAATATATCGACAGCTATCTTTAAGCACTTAGTTAAAACTCAAATGCCAGGCTCCGTGGAGCAGTTCGAAAGACTAGACAGAGCCTTTAAACCTGTGAACTTTGTTGTTAAAGGGAAGTATGATGAGTATGGACAAGAGTATGAATTTGGTGATGAGTTTGCAGGACTCTTTGGTTTTAGAGCAGTAGAAGTTAATCCTGAACGAGCAATTAAATTTAAAGTAGCGGACTATAAAAAAGGAGTTAGACTAGCAGGATCTTTATTCACTAGAGAAACTTTAAAAGGTGGACCTATTGAACCAAGAGAAATTGTAGATGCTTACATTAATGCTAACCGAGCATTGTTTAATGTTAAGAAAAAATTAAAGGGCGATTTAGATGCTGCTATTACTTTAGGAATTTCAGACCAGGCCTATAATAGAAACGTAGATATCTCGGGCGCTGAAAAAGCAGCTATTGAACAAGGAGTATTTCGACCTTATGTTCCTTCAGGAAATGTTAGACAAGCTTTTGCAGAAAATGCAGACGCGATAGGAGAAAGTAATCCTTATCCAGAAGCAGCAGATGTTATTAATGATATTAGAGCAGAACTTTCAGGTTTATCTTTAGACGATCCATCGTTTCCAATTATAGAAAATCCTTTAATGCCAGATGTTGGTACACCACAGACCATCCCTGGTACATTAAATTTACCTAGTGTAGATCAACAAACTGTGACAGCTCAAGGCGTCGGAGGTGGTGGAAATATTCCATTTAATCAGATGACGACACAACAAAAACTAGATATACTATTCGGCCGAGGGTAAGGCTTAATTATTATATATGTCAAAAGCAGATTACCAAGAAATTATTTCTGAATACAAGGAGCAGGTCAGAGTGCTCAAAGAGCAGGTTAATGAACTGACTGATGCTTGCAAAGCCAAAGATGCTGCGTTAAAAAGGGCATTACAGAAGTTAGAGTATACGACAGACGATTTAGATAAAATGCAGAAAAAGGAAAAGGAAGATGAAACTAAGCAATAATTTTAGTTTAAAAGAGCTGACAGCCAGCCAGACAGCTGAAAGAAAAGGCATTGATAATACCCCTAGCCCTGAGCACCAGGAGAACCTCAAATTGCTCTGTGCGGCGATCCTACAGCCTGTTCGAGACCATTTTTCTAAGGTGGTGACCATTTCCAGCGGATATCGCTCTCCAGAATTGTGTGTAGCCATAGGTTCAAAAATCACATCGCAGCATGCCTCAGGCCGCGCCGCCGACTTCGAAATTTTTGGCGTGTCCAATAAAGCTCTTGCTGATTACATTGATTCAGAACTTCATTATGACCAACTCATCCTCGAGTACTGGAACGAATCAGATCCAAATTCAGGCTGGGTGCACTGCTCATTTTCAGAAGGTAATAATCGAAAACAATACTTGAGGGCTTTCAAAAGCAACGGCGCCACGAAATACGAACCAATGGCGTAAAAACCGAAAAAATTTGTGAGTGAACTTTTACTATACTCCCAGATTTTGTAGGATTAAGCAAATCCCAACCAACCTGTAATTATAAATTTTTCCTCTTTTTCGCTAATCTGCCCTTTATGGGTATGAGTGAAATCTGGTGGCCAAATCAAGGTTAATCCCTTTTCTGCAGGAGTCGTGATATCCTGATATTTGAACTGGGTACCGGCATCAGGGACCGTATTTAAATAAGTCATAAAAACTAGACAACGATTATCGTGCTTACTACTTCTTTCAAAATGCCAGCCCTTAAATCCTTCCCCAGGCTTATAATGCTGAATGTGACAACTCTCAATCATACCATAGGTACTAAAATCTTCTAATTGAGGATATTTTTTTTCATAAAGCCTCATCACTTGATCTAAATTTTTACGATATTTAAAAAAAGTTTCATGCTGATAATAAGGATCAATAACTAATTCAGTTGAAGTTTTTATTTCTTTGTTAACTCTTGCAGGATGTGGACCCACCACTCCTTCTACATGTTTATCTGCATTAGTTTGAAAAATGTGTACTAACTCATCACACAATGGTGCAGGAATATACCATCCTCCGATCATTGTATTATTAGGTAAATTATACTCTTTCATTTTAATACATTCATATTTAAAACTATTCGTCTAGGAACATCACTTTGGGTTATTCCATAATGAAGAGTGTTATCGAATAATATAAGTCTATTGGCTTTGGACTCAATCTTTTTTTCTCCTACTACAGTTGCTCCATTACACGTATGAAAATTAAACACAGAAGTTATGATGCGTTTATCAGGTCCTCCTTTATCATAAATATCTGCATGCTCTGCATGAGATACATTCTTACCTTGATTAGGATAAAGATTTAATTTTAATTTCACTACCTGAGTAAAAGGGCGTAACTCAAATTGATAATCTTCTAAAACATGAAAAGCAGGATACAGAGGATGAGATCCAGGTCCTCCTGGAACATTGGCATTTGCAAATAAAAATTGACTCAACATCCATCGACTATCTCCCTCATTAGTAACAGGATCATAATGAGTATCATTATTCCATACCCATGCTATTGCATGGCTTTCTACTGCTTTCAATAATCGATTAAAAATTCTAGGGGGTAAAAAATCATCAACAATTTTTAAATCCATGCTTTTAATTCCTCTCCCATTATTTGGGATGCAATATTTACTTTCTTGCGTAAAGCTTTAACAATTCTTTCATCAATCGTATTTTCTACCATCAAATCAATATAGGTCATTGGAAAATGCTGACCGATTCGGTCAATTCTTGCTTCAGATTGTTGACGCTTTTCTAAATCATATCCATTAGAATAATAAATCATGGTTGAAGCTGCTGTTAAGGTTATTCCATACCCTCCCGTTTGAGTAGTGCCCACTAAAAATCTTACTGTACTTTTAGGGTCTTGAAATTTTTGAATATTATCTTGACGTTGATCCATTGGAGTTAATCCATAATAAGTTACTACAGAGTTATCCCCATATTCTTTTTTAAGATGTTCCACGATTGTTTCTACATCGTACTGGTAATGACCCCATATTACAACTTTTCCGTGTATCTCTTCCAACGTGTCAAGTAGTTCATTAATTCTATTATTTTTTATTGGCTTAATGGTTCCATCATCAGCTGTGAAATGACCACAATTAATTTGTTGAAGTCTCATGAGTTGAGTTAAAACGGTCGCCGTACTCATTGTTTTTCCTTCCATTTCAGCTAATGCTAAATGCTTCATTTGTTTATAAATTTTTTCTTGTTCAGGAGTTAATTTAATAATTCTTTTCATATAAGTTTTAGAAGGTAAATCTAAGCAATCATCCTTCAGGACCCTGTATGAAAAAGGTTTTAATTTTTCTGATAGCTCTCCTAGATTTCTATAGCCCACAACAATTTGAACTGATCGTCCTCCAAAATTAGCCGTTTTCATAACAGCATATCTTGTTCTAAATGTATAATAAGAAGAGTGCCCCAATAATTCAGGATATAGAAATTCACATTGTTTGTATAAATCTAAAGGAGATTTAGTAATTGGAGACCCTGTTAATATACGTTTATATTTAACACCTTCAGATAATTTACATATATTTTTAGTTCTTTTAGCATCAGGATTTTTAATAGTCGTACTCTCATCAATAGCCATTAAGGTATTATGGCAAGATAAAAATTTCTTAGCAAAATCAACTCCCTTTACAGTTGAAAAAGCTTCTACATTCATTATTAAAATATGAAGTTCTTCTCCTGTTTTAAATAAATTTCCTAATTTTTTAGACTGGCCTTTGGTAATATTAGCTTGCCACAATACAGGCACATTCTCTATATGATCAGGTAAATGAGTAGGAATTTCTTGTTTATACCAAGTTCCTACTACCCCTTTAGGCGCCACAATTAAAGCTCCATTAATTTTACCTGCATCATAAAGCATAGCAATATTATCAAGTAACACTTTAGATTTACCGGTTCCCATTTCCATAAATAAAGCAAAATAGGATTTTGCCCAGGACATTTCTAAAGCCTTAAGCTGATGCTTATACGGCGGCGTCTTAAATTTATATTTCATATTCTTTCTATTGACTTCTTATATAGGATAAACTATATCTTTGTCAATGACAGAAAGAATAGAAATATGTTTACAGTAGCAGCCTCAGTAGCGGATCAACCCGTTGTTTATGTTATTCAGGAAATACCCGGCACAAAAGCAGGGACTCCTAAAATAAATATAATGAGCGCTTCAAAATATGGAAGATTTAAATTTCTTCTTCCAGAATTTTCACAAATAATCTTTTCACCTGGTCCATTAATATTTAAATTAAGGGCCGCGTTAAAAAATTATAACAAGAAGGATTATTTATTATTGACTGGAGATCCAGCGATAATTGGTGTAGCATGTTCTATTGTGTCACAACTTACAAACGGAAAATACAACTTATTGAAATGGGATAAACAAGAAAGACAATATTATCCTATTACTATAAACTTAAACGAGAAAGGAGAAATTGATGAGTAGTATTAATTTTGAAGAAGATCAGAGAGAAGATTTAGGTGCAGTAAATGAAGCTAAAAATTTATCTGATCAAGTAGTAAAACTAAAAAAGTTAGAAGACGAAGTAGTTAGTAAAGAGGAAGAGCTGAAGGAACTAAAAAGAAAAAGAGATTTAGTTTCAGGAGAAGTCATTCCTACTATGATGCAGGAAATGAATATCTCCACATTAAAATTAGCGGATGGATCTGCAGTAGAAGTGAAACCCGTGTATGGTGCTTCCATTCCTAAAGCAAGACAGGAAGAAGCATTTAAATGGCTTCGAGATAACGGCCTAGGTGATTTGATTAAAAATGAAGTCACTGTTGCTTTTGGTCGTGACGAAGACGATAAGGCATCGCAGTATGCGGTCCTTGCGCAAGGTCAAGGATATCAACCAATCCAGAAATTAAAGGTTGAACCCATGACACTTAAAGCATTAGTCAGGGAGCGTGTCGAGTCTGGACAAGATATGCCCTCTGATTTATTTAACCTGTTCGCAGGCAACCGAACAAAAATAATAAGGAAACAATAAACATGAACGAGGTAACACAAAAAACAAACGCTTCTGTTCCTGCTAATATATTTGAGCAGGATGCAAGTAAGGGTTTAGGCAATATAGGCCAACAAGATTTGGCATTGCCGTTTCTAAAAATCCTTGGACAGTTATCGCCCGAAGTAAATGAGAGGGATGGTAAATATGTTAAAGGTGCCAAGCCAGGAATGATTTTTAATTCCGTGACTGGTGAGTTATATGATGGCGTGAAGGGCATTGATGTCGTTCCCTGCTTTTATAAACTCGAGTACATAGAATGGAAAGATAGAGGAGAAGGATTAGGAGCACCAATTGCTATCTATGATTCCTCATCTGACATTATGTCTAAAACAAAACCAGATGCAAACTACAAAGATAGATTACCCAATGGTAACTATATTGAGAAGACAGCATCTCATTTTGTAATTATCTTAGGTGATAGTCCTTCAACAGCGTTGATTTCTATGAAATCTACTCAATTAAAAATTAGTAGAAAGTGGAACTCAATGATGAGTGGGATTAAAATGAAAGGTAAAACTGGCTTATTTACGCCAGCATCTTTCAGCCACATTTACAAACTAAAAACTACTCAAATGTCTAATGACAAAGGCACTTGGTTTGGTTGGGAAGTAAGTAAAGTTGGTCCTGTATCAGATACTCAGATGTATCAGCAAGCTAAAACGTTTAGTGAAAATATTTCTAAAGGAAGTATTAAAGCTAAACACGGCGCTGACAAACCAAAAGGGTCTGACTCGCATTTCTAGTTTAATCGATTAGTCGATTAAAGAAGGGGCGAGAGCGGGAGACTTAACTCGCCCCTCTGAAAGATAATTATGGAGAAGAAATATATAAATTTATTTAATGGATATAGGCGCGCCTATGGTGTCGCTGATTGGACCAATGTAAAAATTGATCCGGTGAGTGGCAAAAAGAAACCAGATTATAGGTGGACTTTTGAAGAGTTTACCGATCAAGTCTTTACCGACCATTTAAATGGCTCTAAATCTGTAGGAATTCAGCCTACCAACGAAAATGCAGAAGTTAAATTTGGAGTTATTGATATAGATCCCAATAATTATGATAACTTCGACAGAAAATTTTTTATAGACAAAATTCAAGAATTTAAATTACCTTTAATCCCTATCGAATCTAAAAGTGGAGGGCTACATCTTTTTATATTTATGAAAGATTTCGTTTCGGCAACTCTTTTAGTTTCTTTCCTAAGTAATCTTCTTCCTCTTTTTAAATTAAAACCAGACACAGAAATTTTTCCCAAGCAGACACAATTAACTAAAGACACAGAAACTGGAGAATTAAGACCAGGACAATTTATCAACTTACCTTATTATAAAAAAACAGAACGTAGAGCTCTCAACATTGACGGAACTTTTTTTACCTTTGAACAATTTATTGAAGTAGCTGAAGCTAATTTAGTGGGTAAAGATAGTTTAGATAATATTACCGACGCAATTGATCGACAGATATATGAAGGAGCTGACGAAGATTTTAAAGATGGTCCTCCATGTCTAGCACATCTTTCTACCATTATGAAAGATCCTCTCTTTGATGGTAAAGATCGATTTATGTATAACTATCATGTCTTTGTTAAAATGAAATACGAGGACACATGGAAACAAAAAGTTAAGAATGCTCCAGTCAAATATTTTGCGGAACAACATGCGAATGCATGGGATGATAAATTATTAAATGCGAAAGTTAGATCATGGGCAAGATCTTTAAAAGGATATACTTGTACACAAAGTCCTATCAGTGATCATTGTAAAAAAGGAATATGTGTTAAGAAAAAATTTGGAGTTTTATCGGGATCTAAAGGAACTTACCCTGAATTAACTAATTTAAAAAAGATAGACCTTGAACCAGAACCAGAATTTGAATTTGATGTAATTAAATCGGATGGTATTAGCACAGCTACAGTTCATTGTAGAAGTGTAGAACATGTTAATGATCAACGTAAAAGAAGAAATGCTATATCGAAAGCAGCAGGATTTGCTCCCCCTATTATTAAAGGAGATGAAGATCAAACGGTTCTCGATGCATTATGGAAAACACAGAAAATAGTCTCCCCTCCTATTGGTACCACTCCTAAAGAAAAATTACATGATGTTCTTCATGCTAAAATAAATGGAGCTAAAGCTACAAATGATGCCAGCTTTAAATCTGGAACTGTCTTAATTGAAGAAGGCTGTGCTTATTTTAAATTCGATAAATTTTATGACAAATTAAAATCTAAGAATTGGAAATACAGTGAAGATAAAACTGGAAACATGATGATGAAAACTTATGAAAATTGTGACATAGAATTTATGGAACAAAAAAGATTTCCTAGTAAAACAAAAGGTAAATATAACACTCCTACTAAAAATGTAGTTAAAATTTCTATTAAAGAATTTGAAAACGTACCCATCTATCATACTCGACTCGAGCACCAAAAGGATATTATATGATGAGAAAAATACTCGGGCCTCCGGGAACAGGAAAAACAACTAGACTGTTAAAATATGTTAAAACCTTTTTAAAACTAGGGACACCTCTGGATAAAATAGGCTATTTTGCCTTCACAAAAAAGGCTGCAAATGAAGCAAAAAATAGAATGTTGGACAGCTATCCTGACCTAACTTACAAGCATTTAAAACGTTTTCAAACATTACATTCTTTAGCTTTTGAGAGATTAGGCATGAAGAAAAGTGAAGTGATGCAAGATGAACACTACGAAGACATAGGAAAAAAATTAGGAATAGAAGTTACAGTTTATAGTGATGGTCAAGAACGAACAGGATTTGTAGATTCAGATAGTGAATATTTTAATTTAATTAATGCCGCAAGAATTAAGGGAATTACTAGTGAAGAAGAATATAATAGCGACATGTATTCTACTGAGCTCGACAAAAATTTAATTCCTATTTTAGAAGATGAAATAAATAACTATAAAGATGCCTTTCAGTTGAAAGATTTTACCGATATGATTCATAAATTTAATATGGCAGAATTGTGTCCAAAATTTGACGTAGTTTTTATTGATGAGGCCCAAGATTTATCACCTATTCAATGGAAGATGTTTGAAGAGTTAAAAAAGAACACAAAACATATGATATTAGCGGGTGATGATGACCAAGCCATTTATGGATGGGCTGGTGCAGACGTTAAAAGATTTCAAGATGAGCCCGCAAAAGAAATTGTTTTGCCACAATCTTATAGAGTACCAAGAACGATTCAACACATTGCTGACAATATTTTAGATAGAATACCAGATGAGAGAAGAATTAAAAAAGAATGGGAAGCAAGAGACGAAGAAGGAGATATATATTTTGGTACTTCAGTTGAAGATGTTCCATTACATAAAGGAAAATGGTTAGTGCTCGCTAGGTATAATGACAGATTAATAAAACTTAAACCCTCACTCAGAGATATGGGGATTTACTTTGAATACAAAGGACGTAAAAGTTATAAAGCTCGACTTTACACAGCTATTCAAAATTTTACTCGATGGACTAATGGTGACCAACTTTCATTAACCGAATGTAGGGATTTATTTGAATATCTAGGTAAAGAATTCCCGCAAAAAGAAGAACGTATGTATGATTTAAGAGAATTTGGATACGGCCATACTGATAGATGGTTTGATGTGTTTGAAACAGAACCTGATGACAGCTTATATATTAGAAATATGTTAGCGCAGGGAGAGCAACTGGTTCAACCTGCAAGAGTTGTTTTATCTACTATTCATTCCGCCAAAGGGGGAGAGGCAGACAATGTATTATTAATCTTAGATAACACCAAAAATATTAGAGAAGCTGTAGAAAGATCCCCTGACAAAAGTGATGAAGAAAATCGAATATGGTATGTTGGAGTAACAAGAACCAAGCAGAATCTTTACGTATTAGCAGCTCGAAAGGAGAGTAATGGATATGACATCGAAAGTGTACACTAAGCAAATCGGTGGGGCCCACTACAAGAAAATGAAAATTCAGCCCAGTGAATTTGTGCATGAAAACAAAATGTTATTTGCAGAAGGCAACATAATAAAGTATATATGTAGACACCCGTATAAAGATGGAAAGCAGGATATATTGAAGGCAATACATTATTGTGAAATGATTATTGAGAGAGACTACACCTTACCGGATTATATGATTCCGATGACTGAGGAAGAAGAATATCGGAACGCGGGTATCACAAAAGAAGAGGCCGAGAGAAAAACAAAACCTAATTCCTGGGGGATTTTAAAAAAATGAGAATCCCAAAATTTGAAGCACAAACTGAATGGGTTAAACCAACAGAGTTTCCAGACTTAAGACAAGTCGACGAAATAGCAATAGACTTAGAAACAAAAGATCCTGATCTTCTTAAGAAAGGATCTGGTTCAGTAATTGGTAATGGAGAAATCATTGGAATTGCAGTAGCCACTTCATTCTATAAAGGATATTTTCCAATTGCTCATGAAGGTGGGGGAAACATGGATAAGAAACAAGTTTTCTCTTGGCTTAAAGATATTTTAGAAGCACCATCCACAAAAATTTTTCACAATGCAATTTACGATGTGTGTTGGTTGAGAGCAGCTGGATTTAAAATTAATGGTGACATTGTTTGTACCATGATCGCCGCAGCAATTACCGATGAGAATAGATTTAGATATGATCTTAATAGTTTATCCTGGCATTATTTAGGTTATGGAAAGAACGAAAGAGCTTTAGCTGAAGCTGCAGAAGAATGGGGCATCGATCCTAAAGCAGAAATGTATAAGCTACCTGCCATGCACGCAGGTTCTTACGGAGAGAGGGATGCTGAAATAACTTTAGGATTATGGCAAGAACTTAAAAAAGAAATTATTCATCAAGACCTAGAAGACATTTTTGATTTAGAAACAGATCTATTCCCATGTTTGGTTGATATGAGATTCAAAGGAGTAAGAGTAGATGCAGAACGAGCTCATCTCATGAAGAAAGAACTGATGGCTGAAGAAAAAGAAATCTTAAGAGCCATTGAAAAAGAAACAAATATTTTACCACAGATATGGGCCGCAAGATCAGTAGCTAATGTATTTGATATGTTAAAAATAGAATACCCTCGTACAGAAAAAACAGCTGCTCCTTCTTTTACTAAAAATTTTTTACAAGAACATTCACATCCAGTTGTTAGAATGATTGCTAAAGCTAGAGAAATTAACAAAGCTCATACTACCTTCATTGATTCTATTTTAAGATATGAACATAAAGGTAGAATCCATGCAGAAATTAATCAGTTAAGAAATGCAGGAGGCGGAACAGTGACAGGTAGATTTAGTTATCAAAATCCTAACCTTCAACAGATTCCCGCACGTAATAAAGATTTAGGACCAAAGATTAGAAGTTTATTTATACCTGAAGAAGGATGTAAGTGGGGTTGTTTTGATTACTCACAACAAGAACCTAGACTCGTTGTTCATTATGCAGCGCTCTATAAATTACCTTCCGTGTATGATGTTGTTGATGCTTATCAAGCAGATTCAAATTCAGATTTCCATGGAACAGTAGCAGATATGGCACAGATTCCTAGATCACAAGCTAAAACAATTAACTTAGGATTATTTTATGGGATGGGTAAAGCTAAACTTCAGGCAGAACTAGGAGTGACTAAAGAAAAAGCTGCAGAGTTATTTAATCAGTATCATGCTAAAGTTCCATTCGTAAAACAACTTATGGAGAAAGCATCGAATCGAGCTCAGGACCGAGGACAGATTAGAACTTTACTTGGAAGACTATGCAGGTTTCATTTATGGGAACCAAACAGTTTTGGTATGCATAAAGCATTATCACATGAAGAAGCACTCAAGGAACACGGACCAGGGATTAGAAGAGCTTATACTTACAAATCGTTAAACAAACTTATACAAGGTTCAGCAGCAGATATGACTAAAAAATCTATGTTAGAACTTTATAAGGCAGGTGTGGTTGCACATATCCAAATTCATGACGAGTTATGTGTCTCAATTAGAGATAATAATGAAGCCAAGAAAATCGTTGAGATTATGGAGAATGCTGTTACACTTGAAGTTCCCAATAAAGTAGACTATGAAGAAGGTAAAAATTGGGGAGATATCTATGATAAATAGGGAGGAAACTATGGAACACATTAACAAGGCATGGGCAAAAGCAAAAGCTCATCCTAAAATTGCTATCGGAATAGCGGTTGTTGTAGTTATTATAATTATAGCTGTATAAGGAATTTATGTTAAATGGCTTATTTGAACGCGAATATTCCTGCGACTTATGCGCAGATAAGAAGGGAGTATCTATATGACCTTTCCGGACATGTGGGAGAAGCTGAAGACTGTGTCATCTTTGGGATGGCATCAATTTCAGGGCGCGCTATACTCTTTCATGCAATTATGGAAAATGGTGCTATCTTCTATCGTTTACCGATTAGCGCCTTTATCCAAAGAGGCTTTGATGTCAAAAAAGTTCCTCGGCCTAGACTTGACGAGTTGGAGCTTTGGAATTGTTTTAGTTACTATCCTGCTATTACTACTTACGATATTTTAGCCAGCCAAACAGCTAAATATATTGGTAAAGATAAAAAATGGTATCACGGCCATTATCTTTTTACTATTGACTGGGCTCACCCAGAGAGTAATATAGTCGATACAGATCATTCTGAAATACCACACGAACATAAGTGTGCACACATTCTCGCTTTAGAGAATGGAAATTATGCAGCACAACCTAATAATAGATTAATATGGAGTATACCTTCTTTTACAGTTAGGGATGAAGTTCCTGACTGGAAGGTACAAACTTCAGAATGGAACGTAGAAGACACCGGTAAATGGAAAACAGAAGATACCGATAAGTTCTTTTATGATATGGAAGAGAAAAAAAATGATTAAATGTAAAGATTGTTTTTGTGATTGTCATTGTAATGTCAAAGGACATTCAGATAGTACAGGTGTATGTCCTTGCGAAAAATGTAAATGTAATCCCCAGGGAGCTACAGTAAACAACGATGAGTGTCTCTCATGCCAATAGACGAAGAAAAAACTTGCAATATGCATACCAAAGAAAAAGAAAAATCTGGTACATGTTGTCGCGTAAACGAAGACCAAGAAAACGCAGAAGCGTTAACGTATGAACATTCTCTAAAAAGTTTGTCTATACATGAGTTAGCTCAGACAAACCCAACTAAAACGTATAGAGAATTAGAACAAATTAAAAGTGAACAAAATGAATGATAAGTTAATCACGGCACTACTCGCTATACTATTAGCGCTCGGAGGATGGACACTGCAACGTACATTCTCTCTTTCACAAGATATGGTTTTAATTAAAACCAAAGTGGAGATAATAGAAGATGAAGTACAGAACTTTAAAAATTCTAAGGGCAAGAAGAAACGCAAGAGAAAAAAGGAACAAGGAAATTAGATGGATGAAATATCTAATATCCTCTATAATTATTGGCGTACTATTTCTTGTTGCGTGCGGATCAGCCCAAGCAAAAAACGAATACCTTGGCCAAAACTGGCGTGACTGTTATGCTGGTGATATCACTCCTTACGTAGAATATAGACAAGGCGGAATGGACTACATCGACAGAGGTTCAAGCTCTCATGAAGATCATGAGT